TTACGCCGCAACTACCTCATGGGCGCGATATACTTACACGTTCACCACTCCTGCCGGTTGTATCTCAATCAGTATCCGTCCGGTGAAAGATTCCGCGCAGGATAATGGAGAAACGGCATACATCTGGGGTGCACAACTGGAAGTCGGTTCCGCAGCCACCACATACGTTCCCACCACTGATAAACAATGGCTGATGGATTACAGCAAGCCACGGAAGAACCTGTTACTGCCGAATCAGGCGAATGCGTGTGAGGATAATGTTGCCACATGGTTTACGAAGGTTACTGCCGGGGATGCCGTTACCGCATCAACCACGCAGAAATGGCAGGGAACCTATTCAGCCAAAGCGGTCTGTGCGAATGCTGCTGCATCTGAAGGTCTTAAAACCACCGATATCATCTACGGTCTGAAGCCATCAACCACCTACACAGCAAGTGCTTATGTTTACGGGAGCGCTGCCGCTGAAACCGTGAAGATCGGGATTGAGGAAACCACGGATGATGGAACCAGTGTCGGATTAACATATGTTAATCTCACTCTCGGAGCATCGTGGCAACGGGTGACAGTTTCCCGGACGTTCGGAGCAACCGGCAGGGGTGCCAAACTCTATGTTATCACCCAGAGTAAGCAAGCCGCTACCTTCTATGTCGATGGTCTGCAACTGGAAGAAGGCAGCACAGCAACCGCATGGGAAGCACCGCCCAATATCGGGATACTTGGATCAACGGCAGGAGCAGATACCAACGATCCGACATGGACTGGAACGGGTGCATATTTCACGACGGATGATTATATTAAAATGCCTTCTGTGATACTCGCCGCCTCAACACAATTTACCCTAATGCTTGTAGCAAATGTTACAACGACTGTAAACAACGGCGCACTAATTGGCGGCGGTAGTTTGCCAACGGGACATTTAATATTTCTTGTAGATGCCTACGCAGGGGAGAACAAGATTAAAATTGGTATTTCCGATGGTGCGGTTGCTACCACATTGGACCTGCCTACAAAAATGAGTTCGCCTTATGAGGTAATCTCTTTAAAATTTATAGGTGGTTCCATCATGGCCGCCAGACACAATCTTGGGAGTTGGGCTACAAACACAAATTTGATTCCGGCATCGGTAACCGCATCAACGGCATCCGCGTTCTTTCTGGGCGTAATGAACGCATACCAAACGGGAAATGATGCTTATCTCATTATTTATAACCGCGCTCTAACCGATGCAGAAATCTCCAAGAACTACGCATACCTAAAATCCTACCTGAAAAAGCAGAGGGGGATATCACTCGCATGACGCTAACCGACCCCGCCGTATCAATCCTCGCATCCATCAAGGTAGCAACCGCAGAGAAACCCCTGACGAAAGCGGATGAGGCTGCCAACAAAGCGGTACTGGTAGCAGCCACCGCAGAACGGTTAAAAGTCTGGGTACGCCCGGCAACTACCGCTGATATTGAGAAAGGGAAAGCCGCCCGGATAACCGCATGGCAGGAACGGTATGGTGCAACCGTGACACCGGCAGAGGAAAAGCCTGTTGAGGGGGTTATACGGAAATGATCCTGATATTCGGCAGCAAAGCCATACTGGACGAGATTGGCGCCAGCCCGGATATCCTCGGGGGTATCGGCCCGGTGCTTATCGGAACGCCCGTGACCGCGAAAGACGGGAGGGTGGCAATCTCCCATAATTTCAACGACGTTGATTTGGATTGGTTCAAGGGATATACGCAGAAACTCATACCGCCGGTTGTGATTGTGGATAAACTACCCAAAGATTTCGTGATACCTGCACCCCTATAAACCAAACTATACCTTTTCCGTTCCAATATAGGTATGCCCGAACCGGGTAAACTAATTCTTTCACCGCCCGATGCATTGCACTTCACCGGAGGCTCCGACAAGCAGCCGAACGGCAGCATTCCTCACATCAGGGCGTTGCAGGTCACATTCGACGCATCAAACCGGCTCTTTGAGCTTGAATCCGGTGATCTCCTGATCAGGGATGTGCCGTTGCTCGCAGAGGGCGAATGGACAGACTCAGCACAGAAAACCCCGCTTTTCTATCCGGCAAAGACGCTCGAAGCATACGCCGGGAACTGGCTCAAAAAGACCGGGTATAACCGGCACATGGGAGGCGTCCCCCGTGATGAAAGCAACCGGGTAAGCGAAGCAATCAACCCGCATTTTGGTCAATTCACAGACGAGGTGGGTAACACTCACGCCGCTATTCTCTCTGATCTCCTCGTCTATGGTTCCACACCCAACGGCAGGGCTATGCAGGAACTGATCAAGCGGAAGAATATCAGGTTCGTCAGTGTCGAACACGGGGGCGATGAAGTGGAGAACCCGCAGACCCGCCGTATGGAGGCCGCGTCGCTCATATTCAACGGATATGCATTCGTGAACCGTGGCGCCTGCAAAGTTTGCAGGATAAACGAGGCTCCCGCTGATGAAACCACCCCGGCACCAATAGCGGCGCCGGTGGAGCAGGAAACTATGGCAGACACAAAGGAACTTGAAGACAAGATCGACGCCCAGGAGCTCAAGATTAAGGAGCTCTCCGCAGCGGTCGCACAGGCACAGAAGCCCGCCGATGTCAAGGTTGAGATCCCAAAGGAACTCTCCGAGGCTGTTGGCACGATTGCGAAACTCGCAGCCCGCATTGACGCGCTGGAGAAGGACGTATCACCCGCCACCGGAGCAGGCGCAGTAAAGGAACTTGAAGCCCTGCCGGAATTCTACGTTCCCGTAGACCGAAAAAAGGGCGTAATCGGAGGCCAGTAACATGACAGCAACCACCCCGGTCGCATTCGACCCCGCCCCGATACATCTGGGGCTCACCATGACCTTCAAGGCGGGCAGCGCCATCCTCGCAGGCCAGATTGTAGCGTTCGCAGATTCCGGCGACAGCCGCACGATCGTTCCCGCAACATCAAGTGTTGGCGCACCCATCGGCGTTGCCGCCCACTCACAGGCAACCGCCGGTCGGCCAGTGACCGTCCTCATGCAGGGATGTGTCTGTAAGATCATGCTGTCCGCTGATAACGGCACCGCAGATGCCGGCGACTGGATCGGCGTGTCAACAGTTGCCGGTTGCGGTATCGTCCGTGATTCCGTGCTCCAGGCAAAAGGCACTATTCTCGGACTCCAGAACGCGGTCGGTCTTTGCCTCGACGATATCGCCGTAGGTGCTGATACCGTTGGCGGAACCGGGTACATCCTCGTGCAGACATCCGCACCAGTGAGCTCAGCCACGTAAGGAGGGACAAAACACATGACACAGTTACTTATCAGGGCTCTTGAAGCCGCAAACGCCGGACCCTCTGAAAAGAAGATCCTCCAGAACCGGATCGTATCCCGCGACCTCGCAGCGTTCGAGAAAGCCACCGGCACCCGGTACATGATTGAGGGTGAAGACGGGAAGATCAAGCCCGCCCGTGAACTCCTGCTTTCGGAAGCCGTCGAGACCGGCACGCTGGTCCAGACCGAGATCAACCGCACGATCATTGAAGGTGCAGAACCCGCCCGCTGTATGCGTGACGCCGTGAACGTCTACCCGATGAAGTCAAACGTCATGCAGATCAACATCGGCGATTCCGGAAGGTATGCTCCCTTCGTTGGGGAAGGTTCCGAGTTCACCGTCAAGAACCAGGATTACACAACCAGGACGTGGACCGCTAAGAAGATCGGCGAGATCCCGCTCTGTACCAAAGAGATGGTTGACGACGCCCTGTTCTCCGTCATCGAGATGGAAGTCAGGAAAGCCGGGGAAGCCTGCGAGAACTCCCTGAACCAGTGGATGCTCGCGACCCTTCTGGACAACGCCGGGAACGAATACGACATCAACGCGGCTGTCGCCGCTCTCGGCGGTGCCGCTGCAATCCGCGAGGCAAAGGCGCTTATCGCCGCTGACGGGTTCTATGCAGATACGACCATCTATCACCCACAGGTGTCAACCTACATCTACAAGGATTACACCCCGATTGCATACAACCCCGTCGCACAGGAACAGATGCGTACCGGCATCCTCCCGACTATCCTCGGGACCAAGCTGTTTGAATGCGGTGTTTCGGTCACTACCACCTCCGCACCAACGGCATCTGCATCCTACACATGGGGAGCACCGGACAACGGATATATCGGCATGTGCCTGTTCGACAAGGCAAAGGCCGGCGGTATCGGCATGAGGCAGGATCTCTTTGTCGAGGACTACCGCGACCCGCTCCGGGATCTCGTGAGCGGCAAGGTCTCAATGCGTGTGGCCTGCCAGTACGGCCTCGCAAATGCGATCTCCCGTGTCGAATACGGCGGAGCGTAAGCCGTGAGGGGGTAAACCCTCATGGTTTTATCAACTTTGAATTGCGGCAAGTATCTCACCCGTTCATACGAACGGGATAAGAACGCCGGGGAGCTCGACAAAACCGGGCTCACCGCTGCCGATATCTCCTTTTTGGAGATTGCTGACGGGGAAGGTCAGATGAAAGCGGATCTCGAAGAATTGAGGCGGAAGACCGATGGCATTCTCGACATATGATGAAGTGCAGCTCGAAGCAGGAACCGCGTGCGGTACGGCCACGACTGCCAACATCACCAGCCTGATCGCCCGGTCGGATGCCGAGATCACCGATATCCTCACCCAGAAAGGCATTACGGCACCGGCATCAGCCACGCAGCTTAAGACCGCCAGCATCTATCTGACCATCGCCAAGATCAAGCGCCGGCAGGCTCACGAACTGTCCCGCCCGAACTCCCTTTCGTTAGGTGGCGATATCTCGTTCAGCACATCGCCCGAAGCCGAGATCAAGGCGCTGGAGGATAAGGCGCTGCTGGCAATTAACCAGTATGTCGCGTACGTCAACGGGTCCGGGATTTCCGTGTCCCGTATCAGGTCGAGGTGCCGGTAATGGCCCTCCCGTCGGTTTTCCTGATTCATTCGGCAACACTGGCGACCAAATGCCAGAATTACACGATGGCATACGACACCGGGACGGCAGTATTCGCCGCAGGGGCTACCCTCACGGGCGCCACCAGCCACGCCACCGCGATCATCGTATCGACTGGGGCACAGGCATCGGGAACGCTCACCCTGCACACCATCAGCGGCACGTTCCAGAACGATGAGGCGATATCGGACAACAACACCGCTCCAGGTGCTGCCGTAGTCGATGGCACGATTGCCGAAGCCCTTGACGCATACGGGGAACTCACATACACAGATTCCACATCGACCGTGGCCTGCCGGTTCATTGCTGCAAAGAAAGCATTGAGGGATGGCGCTATTATCGCCACATCCCCCCGGGCACTGCTGGCATCAGGAACCCCAATCAAGGAAGGTGACACGCTGACAAGCACAAACACCGGATTCGCCGAGACCTTTGTTGTGAACGCCGTGTATCAGGTTTACGAGGCAACATCGGCAACAGTATCGCACATCTCCGTTGACATTGCGGCGGTGGTATGACCGTGAGCAACCAACCACACACAGACAGAGAACTCTTACTTCTAATCCACGAGAATGTCAAGGGACTGGTAGAATGCAAAGATGACCACGAAACCCGGATCAGAACCCTTGAAGGCTGGCAGTGGAAAGCCACCGGCGCCGCAACTGCAGTGTCCGGGTTCTTCGGCACCCTTGCCGGCCTGTTCCTTGGGAAAGGTGGCACCTGATGGCCGCGTTCTCGTTCGACTTCTCGGCGCTTAACCTACTCACCCGCGATTTGGGGAAACTGGCAGCGACCGTGATGAAGAACGAGAGCATAGCCGTGCGCCTTGCCGGGCAGGAATACGCCAACGACGTTAAGGCAATCGCACCGTATAAGACCGGCACCTATCGCCGCAGCATCCACGTCGAGATGAGCACCGAAGGGTTGCACCCTGTCGCACTTATTGGAACGAATGTCCCTTACGGGCGCCGGCTGGAGTTCGGGTTTGTGGGCGCCGATTCTCTCGGCAGGATATACAACCAGGCACCACGCCCGCACTGGCGGCCTGCGTGGGACAGCAACATGCCGAAATACGAGCGAATGCTGCTCTCCGTGTTTGACCGCACCGAATGGAACGAGGATGTAGCAACCATGCAGGGTATCCGGCCAGACCTCATTGGAGGGCTATACGGATGAAGGATCTCACGCTTGCCATTATCACCCGGCTGAAAGCAGCGACGGCGATCACCAACGTCACAAGCACCAGGATATATCGGGCAAAACTCCCGAGCAATCCGACATTCCCCGCCATCACCGTATCGAGGGTTGACGCCAAACGGCTGAACTACTCGCATAACGGGAGGAGGCTCGGGCAGAGCAGGATTCAATGTACCGCATGGGCGACCAGCGACGGCGCAGCGGATAACCTGTCTGAACTCATCGCAGATTCGCTGAACGCCATCGACAACACCTATCTGGCCCCGGGTGTCTATGTCATCCGAATCGATGACCAGGGGACCGTCCCGGACACGAACCCGGATCTCGATTTGTGGTTAGTGCACCGGGACTTTTTGATCCAGTATCAGGTTTAAGGAGGTAACAAGGAATGACAAATCAGGTAGTATCCGGGAGAGGCGTAAACCTCATCTACGGAACCACCGTGTTCGGAGAGATTCAGAACGTCTCCGAAATCATGGAAACTATCGCAAAGATCGACACCACCAGCCATAACAACGTGGGTGCCGTGAAATCATACCGCCCGGGTTTCAGCGAGATATCCGAGCTTACGGTAGAAGTCGGGTTCACCGGCCAGTCTGAACAGGCAGCAATCGCAACCATGAAGGCGGCTGGGACCATCTCCACATGGCAGATTGTAGCCCCGACCAGCGCGATCACGTATGCGTGGTCTTTCCAGGGCTATGTGAGTGCTTGCAGTACCCCGACCTTCGATAAGGACGGCAACTCGAAGATGACCTTCAAGATCCAGCCTTCTGGGGTTATCACTCCGATCACCACGGCGGTAACAGTGGGTGTCACCGACATCGCCGTAACCGATGCCAACACCACGGCGCTCACGCTTTCCCCGACATTCTCGACAACCAAATACGGGTATCAGGTCACGACCGACCTCGCAGACACCGGTGTGAAGTTCTGCATATCAGGGACCGGCACCTCTGAAAGCGTGTACGTAAACAACGTCCTCGCAACCGCAGGAACCACGGGAGACGCCATCACCATCCCGACCACCGCCGGGAAGGTTCTCATGATCCCCGTGGTCAAGTTCAAGACCTCCTGTGTTCCGGTCGTGTACTGGGTCGAGGTTACGCACGGGTACGTGTGAGCAATGCCTGACGAGTCATTCCCGATAGAGATAGAGGGCACCACATACGCCCTCCGTTTTGAGGACACTGACGTACGGGAAATAGAGAAGAGCCTGTCCCTATTCGTGGCATTCCACCCGTCAACACGGACCTACGACAACGCCGCCGTGGTCCTCTGGAGGGGGTTGCGGAAAGCCGACGACCAGGGCAACCTCTCATATGCAATCCAGCAAGGACCGCCCGGCAAAGAGCTGGCGTTCCGGATGGTCAAAGCGTTCTGCCGCCAGTTTGCCGGTACTGCCGGGATGATCGTGCTCTATGGTTCGTTTCATCGAGCCCTGATAGTGTCCGGCTGGTTCGGGGAACCGAAAGAAGACGAGAAGCCGAAACCCTCTGAAGGGGATGACGAAAAAAACTGAGTGCGGCCTATGAAAAGGCCAATGGGAACCTTGCGTTCGGGCTTTGCGGGTTGACCCCTGCGCAGTTCAGAAGATTGACGCCTTCAGAGTTTTTCCAGATTGCGAAGGCAAAGATAGAGCAGAGGAATGAGGAATGGAAATTCAAGGACGTATTGAACGGGGTCCTGTGTTCCCTGCTTGCCAATGTCAACCGTTTATCGAATACGCCGCCGTATAAGGCGGAGGATTTCAGGGTTATGAGGGAAACCAAAAAGCAAACCCCGGAGGAGATAATGGCGACGTTTAAGAGGCTGGAGGCTCGGAATGTCAGTGAGTGACGGGATAATACAGTATTTTGCTAAGCTCGGGCTTGATGCATCCGGGTTCCTCTCCGGTATTGAAAAAAGCCAGCAGGGGCTCCTTGCATTCTACCGGAGCAGCACAGTGGCAATGGCAGGAGTTACCGCAGCTATAGCCGGGGCATATGCTATGCAACAGCGGTTCGGGAACCTTGCTGATGAGATCAGCGACCTGTCCACCACCACGGGGATGAGCACCGAGAAGATCCAGCAGCTCCAGTATGCAGCTATCCTTTCAAACGATTCCTTCTCTACAGTGGCAACGGGTATCAATTACCTTACGTTATCTATGGAGAAAGCCGGGGATGCCACCAGCGAAGCATCCAAAGCGTTCGCAGCTCTTGGTGTCAGTACGGCAGGGAAATCGCCCGACCAGGTCTTCGAGGAAACCACCACAGCCCTGATGAGCATGGAAGATGAGACAAAGCGAAACTCTATCGCCATGTCAATATACGGTCGCTCCTGGAAAGAGATGCTGCCCTACATGGAGGACTATATCAAGAACAAGGAGAAGATCCAGAAAACCCCCACGTTCAGCAAACAGGAGCTTCAGGATCTCCAGGATGCCAAGAAAGCGTGGGATGATCTGGGTAACAGCGTCACAATATATACTGGTAAGATATTGGCGTTCACGCAAAAACAATATTCGTCTGACACCCTTGACTCTATTCTGACACTGGATGCGGCATACCGGAAACTTTTTTCAGGAAATGTTAAGGGATACCTGGACGATGCAGCCGCATACCACGACAAAAAAGCCCGCGAAGAGGCGGCAAAGATTACCGAACAGGCAGCCAACGCACAAGCATCGGGCATGAGAGAACCAGAAGTGCCGGCAGGTGATGCAACAAAAGAGATCGATGCCATGACGGACTCCCTGAAAAAATATAAGGATGCCGTTGACGATGTGGCGGACTCGCAAACAAAGCTGAACGATATCAATAAGGAATACACCCGGGATCTCCAGACCATCAAGCCAACAGACGTTCAGGGTTTTATTGACCTGCGAATGCGTCACGACTGGGCCGTAGAGGACCAGACGGCGAATATCAACACGGCGAGAACCTCCCAAATATCGGCAGCGGGAGAGGTCGGGCGTGCAGGAATGGCGGCTGCGGGAATCACTATCACCGGCCCGATCACGGTGAACGGGGATAAGTCTTTTGAGAAGATGATCGAGGAACAGCGTATCAGGGCGGGGGTGAGATAATGGCCGATGTCTGCACATTTGACAGCGCGACTGTCCCGAGCATCCGGGTGATCCGGGAATACATGGTCGGGGCCGCAGGAGCAAACGCATACGAGCTGGAGCTCGAATGCAGAACGGAAACATTCAGCCATTACACGGCCCTGGCTGCAAAGTTCGGGCGGTTATCGAAGACCACCCTGCTATCAGGGAAGACGAGGGTAATCTGCCCGACCGGGACGTCCGGCTCGCTCGTATGGAACGGCACAACATACACAAATTGTTATATCGAGAGTCTGTCTAACGCAGAGGTGCCGTGGTCGAACCGTGGCGCCTGGAACTTCACGATCTCGTTCGTGAGGCACACCGTATAATGGAGGAATGAATGGCAATCACAGAAGCTAACCTGAAAAAGTATCATAGCGCCACCAACAGCGATGCCGCAGCGAACGGCGGGGCTGTTGATACCGCGTCCGGCATCACGTCCGGGTCATCCCAGAACATTTTCCCGAACATCACTGACGCGGAAAGGAACTCTGGCGCCACCAAATACCGGAAAGTGTTTTTGCGGAACGAGAACGCTGATGCTTACAACAACGTACTGGCATGGATCACCGCTAACACGGCGTCGGGAGATACCGCTATCACTATTTCCGGCGCGGGATCGTTCAGCCAGCAGGGGAACAACGTGGCGATCACCGGGATCACGTTCACATTTGCATCGAGCACGTCCGTTGTTGCGAGCGCGGATTGTCACCTTGCCATTGCAGAGGGGGAACGGATATTCAATTCCACTGACGATACGGTAGCAGCGGCCCGAGTGGTATCGTCAATAAGCGGTGACGGCCTCACGATCACGCTGGCGTCTGCCTATGCCGGAACCACGGGCGCCGGGAAAGCCGGGACAGTCTGCGCTGCCACGGGGAATACGTTTGTAGCCCCGACCAGTTCCGCCCATGCTGACGTTCTGAACCTTGGTGACCTGACACAGAACCAGTCCATAGGCGTCTGGATAAAATATGTGGTCGATGCCGATTCCGACGGATACACTGACGACACGTTCACCATTGGATTCACCTCGTCATAGGTTGAGATATGGCATTCACTAATGGGGATTTCGAGACGGGGGATCTCACCGGCTGGACGAAGGGGGAATATAACGCAGTGGTCGCGGTATCTGCCGGCGCTAAACGAACCGGGACGTATGGGTGCAGCATCGCGGTTACGACGGAAGATAGTGGCGATGGTTGGGGGTCGGTCTCCCAATCGATATCCACAGCGTTTGATACGGTTCGGTTCGACTATAAGGTTGCGGCATTCGCAGATCCCCCCACAACATCGGTATGGTTCAGCGTTTCCGTTTCCGTCCATGACGAATCGCATAACGATCAGGTCTGCGAAGTATATGCCGCAGAAATATCTTCTACCAGCGATTGGGCAACGCTACCAATTACGAAAGCCGCATGTGAAGCAGCGTTTCCAGATGGCTGGCACTGGAACGAGTCCGGGAATACGACCATATCGATAAAGTGCCAGGTGCAGTAATGACCACCTACACCAACACCATTTACCTCGACGATTTCATCGACGTCGTCTCAACATCACTCCAGGGTAAAAACGACATCCTCCTCTATACAGAAATCCAAGGCAAAAACTCAATAACCGCAGACACGGCCGTGGCAACGGAGATCATAGGGAGAACCAGCATTGTTGAAACCCTGACCATCGACCCGCTGGTCGTTTCAGGAAAGGTTATTGCCGATGTTACGGATAGGATGGTTCAGGGAACCTTTGAGTTTGACGGTGCGACGGTCGGAGGGATATATTCCGGCAACTACTGGAAACAGATTGAGTTTAACATCCCCGATTATAACGGCACAAACCAGCCGGTGTTTGTGGGTTTTTTCCCGTCATCGCAATCAAGATACCGGGATAATACCGAGAACGAAACCCTGACCGCTTATGATTTCTCTTGGTATCTCACTCAGAATTATCTTAACGATTCAGACCTTTCCCTACTCACGAACGCACATCAGGCAGAAATCACGAAATACCAGCTCCAGTTTGATTTCCAGGAACATTATTTCCAGGTCGGGAATGTTGTTGTTGGAGGAACAACGGGGCACACAGGCAGGATAATCGATGTCGTGTATGGTGTCACTGACGCTATTATTTTAGAGAACCCAACGGGAATCTTCCAGGACGACGAGGAATTGCTGGTTGGGGGCGTCCTGTTTGCGTATGCAGACGGGCATGCGGTTGATGTCACTGGCACGGCAGATCCTATTAATCCTGAAGACTGGATATTGCGGGCGCTTGGGGGTGCTGAATGGAACGCTCTTTACGGGCTGGAACCGTACCGCATCACATCAACTGCCGGTGTCTGGGGGGATACGAAACCAGAAGTAGATTTCGTTTTCCGCGATGACCAGACGATATACGATGCCATAGCCGGCGACGGAAGCCCTACAAAATACCTCGAATACATCTTTTTCCCAAGCTGGCGGGATGCCGGGGATTACCAGCAACCCTGTGTCTACTGGGTGCCGGGTACAGCTATTGATGACCCGTCTGAAGGTCTTGACCTGCCGGCAGCGGTGACTATCACGGCCCCGGACCCATATCTGGTATCGGTTGATGTTGACCAGAAAGGCGAGGGTAGTTACAATAAGGTAACTGTCCGTTGCCGGTTGGCGAACGGCTCATGGTATTCCAAGACCATACAATCTTCAGGAGTCGATGATAAGACCGAACGTGTGAGGGAATATAGGGAAACCGCTACTAACTTCTTCACGGAGGCTGAATGCAACACCCGGTGCACCGATTTATACAATTATATGGTTATGCAGACGATCACATGGAAAGCCGTGTTCGTGCTCCGGTCTGACCTCCGGCGGCTCCAGAAGATGACGTTCAGCGGGTATACCACCAAGATCCCTGATGGGGATTACCGCATCACCCGTATCGAATATAATTACGGTGACGGTGGGACTACCAACACCCAGACGGTAACTCTCGTGAGTGCCAGCGCATATAAAACCTACATGTCGCTGAACCGCTCATATACCGATACCGTCAGGGAAATGCAACGGATCGCCGCTGCTGAAATTGAGAAATATGCCTTACCGGAGATCGGGACCGTATATTCAACAGATTCCTCTGGAAACGTCATGTGGACATCTGAACAGGGCATTAATAAGCCGGGGATAGACGCGAACCCATGACGGTATCTAGCGGGGATAAGGTTGCCAGCGTACCTACAAAGACCGGGCGGGTTACTGTGGGCGTGGAAACGGTTTCAGTTGGCGACAAGGTTGTTAGTATCCCGACAAAAAACGGGCCGGTCCTCGCTTCAGTATCTACGGTTTCTGTCGGGGATAAATGTCTTTTTGTTCCAGACGGCAGAGGTAAATATATTGCCATTAACTCTGGCGTTAAACCATACCGTCTTATGGTATCCGATGCAACGGCTGCCGGGAAAACATGGTTCAGCGATGACGGCATAACATGGACCGCCGGCAGCGATCTCGGGTTTACGGCAGCGGCGTTCGCATGGGATGATACTAATAAGATAGCGTATGCCTGCGAAACTAAAGACAGCGGGTATTCTGCATATACTCGTATCTGGAAGTCTGTCGATTACGGGGTAACGTGGTCGAGCTGGACCAATGCACCCGGCCAGATCGTTTATGATAATAATATTTACGTTATGAGCGACGGGAACCTGCTGGTTTTCACTGCACCGTATTCCGGGGGGTATGTTCCAAAAGTCGCTATAATTGACAGGGCCACCGGGACGGCAACTATAAAATATACGGGGGCGCTCCAGACAGACACCCGGCAGGATTTCTATGCCGGGATGGTGGTTACCGATACCAACCGGATAGTAGCGTGTTTTTCGTTTATCGGCTCGCTTTCTGTTCGCATTATTACCAGCGATGATTTCGGGGATACCTGGTCAACGCACGATATGACGCCAACGGGAGACCCGTTTGTTGATGGCGTATCGTTCTTCAGGCCAACGGCAATGTGTTATGCTGGTAATGGCAGGATCATCCTGTCGTTGTATGTGAGTGTTGGCCCGTTTTATGTGGTTGGCGGCGCGTGCTCTTCTTCCGATAGCGGGAACACATGGAGCGCGTGGGATTCCCTCACGCTTCCGGGGAATACCGGGATTGGATACGATTGCGATATATTCTCACCAGTACCCGGCATTGTGTTAGGGTGGTTCATTACCGGCGGCTATTATTATTCGGAGCTGTATCAATCTACTAATAGCGGGTCGTCATGGACGAAAGTTACGGTATCACAACCCGGTTGGAGTTCTTACTATCAAACGTGTGGAAAATCTCACGGGTGGAAACGGCTTTCAGGGAATAACGTAATTTGTTATCTTTATGATAGAGATTATTCAAATTTCTATCCACTTCCTCCCGTTGTCCCTGTTATGGTGCTACACTCAAAAAATATGGGTAGAACATGGACCGATATATCTGCAACATACCCGACCGGGGGATATTGTATACTGAAGATGTTTGTGTAACTATAACTTTTTATATTTCTCTCTTTTCCAGAAACCGGGCAATCTGTCACATTCGTGAGATAATGAGGGATAATATCGTATGATATGATAATACTTCTTTTTTTGTATTACGTTTTCACGGGCTCTCACATTTGTAATACATTTATATACTAAAAGCGTGTATTACATATTATCACGGAAGTGAGAGTTAAAATGAAAGACGGAACTACAAGTTTTCGGACGGATGCGAAACTCCGCGCCCGGCTTACGGCTTTGAAAAAGGCGAGGGTCGGGAAGAACATCTCGGAGCGAATCTGTCTGGGTATTGTCTGCCTGTGTAAACAGCACGGGTTGGAGGTCGAGGTATGACCGCAGAATCGGTGTTGATTATTATCCTCGTAATCGTAGCGACCACGGCGTTCGCCGGGGCGGTTGCATGGGTTGTTTCCCGGAGGCCGTGAATGGCTGAAGTCAAGTTCCCGGTATGCCGCCCGCGCGAGTATTTCGAGGGTGATCTCGGATTGTCACCGGAGCTGGTGGACAAATTGGTGGAAGATGGAAAAATCAAGATCATGGAGTTAGGATATGGAATCAATTGAGAAAACAGGTGGCAGGGATATTGGAGCGCCTGCCAATAAGGTATCGCAGTCTGGAAAGAAAAACCGTTGCATTAACCTCCATGAAAACTGGGGGAATGTTTGTCTGGGGATGCACGATCCAAAGGGGAACTGTCTGCGGTGCGTGGATGTTATGACGGAACACCACTGTCCGAAGAACCGGCGGGTATCCCCAATCATTGATGCCGATATCCAGAATGCGTATCTTGCCGGGAGATGGCGGGTATGAACGCAACCGAAGAGGCCGGCAGCCTCAAGGCAGAGCCGCTCCCGCCGGTCGTCATCGTGGATCCGCTGACCCGCGTGTGGGAGATGGACAACCTCATTGTAAAGATGGAATCCGGTCTCCAGAGGGCAAGGGATGAGCGAGAGGAGGCTCTGCAGTACGCGATCGCCAACAATGTGATGGAGGAGGGCAATCTTCGGCTCAATGTCGAACGCTCGGTTCGGAAGTCCCGCACCCTGAACGTGGACAGGTTCCGCGAGGTGTTCCCGGACGAATACGAGATGGCCTGTGATATCGAGCGGAAAGATGTTGCAGAGCGCCTCTCCCACATCGGTGAAAAGATCAACCTGACACTGGTTGATAAGCTGGTCAAGAAGCCGGCACTCGAAGCAGCGCATGGCGTGATCACCGTGAAGGAGTCGGAAACCCTGTCGTATTCGGTGGTGCGCAAATGACCGGCAACCCCGCCGGAGAAATCGTCGAGGGGAACGTCAGCGACCTCGACCACGACGCCAAGTTCTTTGTCCTGGAGGACCGCACGGGCAAGGCATTCGTCAAGATCTACTGGAAGGCCGCACACGATGAGAAGATGCGGAAGCAGAAGGTCGGATACTACGAGGCCCCGCTGGTCACGATGGAGGAGAACACCGGGGGGATGCAGGAGGCGGTGCTCGTTGACCTGCCGTTCAAGGACCGGGGCGACTTCCCGCGAATGCAGAAGAAAGGATACGCCGGAGGAGGCGGGAGGCAGTACCAGCCCCGGAACGAGAGGATCATCGTGGTCGAATGTATGCTCAAAGCATATTGCGAGCTGTGGTGTAGCACCAACACGCCCGACCAGGTGACCTTTGCCGATGCCCGCGAGGATATCCTGAAAGCGGTCGAGCAGGACCTTTCCCGGGTACTCAAGGCGGGGGGTGTCTGAATGGATACCGATATCGTTTTTGACGGGGAGAACACGGACGGCTCCGGCATCGGGACCGTCAAGATCTGCTGTATGCACGACCCCTACGATCTCCGGTGCCCGGTCTGCGGGCATTCGGTTTTCTCGCACCTGACGAACCCGGGCCTTGAAACGGGCAATTCGTTCGCCTGCGAGACGTGCGGGATCCAGATATCCCTTTTCCCGGACCGGATGAACTGCCGGTTCCTGATGGAGGTGCAGGGAGCATGATTGACAAATGCAATTTCTCCGAATACCGGCTCTATCACAGCAGTATGGTGGATATCGATTTTAGGTTTCATGCGAAGGATGTTCCCGCCGATATTGCAGAAGCCGCCTGCGATGCTATTGATGAGCTAAAATTCCGACTGATCGCCCCCGACACGGAGTCGCCAAAACCGCAGAAGAAGCCGGTGCCCGATCCCACCTGCGATGAGGAGGCCGGCTGCAAAGACTGCAACCCCGATCAGTTCCATGGGGGGTGCGAGAAGTGCAGCCCGCCACCTGCTCCCATTGCAGCGGTGCTCAAGGAGAAATTCAACCCGCCGGTATCGGAGAAGAAGAAACCGGCAAAGACCAAAAAGGGAAACCCCTACGGCATCCCGAAACATCTGTTCTCGGAGGACAAGGCGAAATACCAGCGGCTGTGGTCGATCTGTAAAAAGCGGGGCATCACCTACGAAGAGGCCCTGAAAGTACCGAAGCGGAAAAGCCCGTCTACCTCAAAGCAATCAGCTAAAGCATTATCTTCAAGCAATGACGTGAAGGAACCCCACAAGAACGACCCCTATGCATCTTCCGGGCAGCAAAAGATCCGCGGGCTTGTGGCCGCCAAGAACGGGGAGATCCGGTCCGGTATGCGGGTCAAGCACAACGGCAGCAAGGCGTCACCGTTATTCGGCAAAGAGGGCGTGGTGCGGAAGGTTGGCAACGACGGCCAGTTGTTTGTAGGGTTCGGAGATACAACCACGTGGCTGACTCCGTCCAGCGTAATGGTGATCCCGGTGGTGGCACCGTGACCGAGGCGCTGGCTACGTTGTTCGAGGGCCGGGAGATCCGGGTTATTGAGTTCGAGCACGATGTCTGGATCCCGATTGCTGACATCGCAAACGCATGGGGAATTGATCGCAGTACCCCGGATAACATGATCAACCGGAACATGGAGGTGTTCGGGGACTTTACCCGCACCGTCCTTGATGCAGCGTCAACCCCTATGGCCGCCCTGAACGAGCGCGGCCTGTACCTGATGATGGGGAAGATCACTACTGCCCGGCTAAAGAACAAGTCTGCACGGGATACGATCATCCGTTTTCAGAGATGGTTCCCCGAGCTCATCCAGCGATACCGGAAGAAGGAGATCATGCACGTCCCCCCTTCTTCCGAACCCGCGCTCGAGACTGAGCTCACCAATGCCAAGCGGATCGCAGAGCTGACCGGCACGGACCTCCGGGCCATGCAGGCCGCCGCTCTCCGGAAGTGCGGGCTCAAGGAATACGCCGATGCCCTTGTCCCGGCACTCACTCACGGGGAGGCGGGCTCCTGGCTGAACCCCACGCAGATCGGCAACCGGTGCGGTCACAGTGCCCGGGAGGTCAACAACTTCCTGGAGTGGCACCGGTTCCAGTACCGCGGTCCCGATGGCCTCTGGCGACTCACAGATAAGGGAGATGCGCACGGTGAGGAATACGACTATCCGACCGTGAACAAGCATATCGAGAAGCGAATCCGGTGGCGGGAATCTATCCTCACAGCATCGGGCCTGATCCGGGAACAGTGCGAGACGCTGGCAAAGGTGTGACCATGGCCCGGAAATCACGCAGAAACAAGAGCGTATGCCATGCACCGAAGCGCCCGCAGCCATCGCCGGCGCGGCTGGAGGTCCTGTTCCAGCGCAAAGACCAGGCAACCATCCTGCGGGAGATGATGGAGCGGCACCGGAACGAGATCCCGGTGCGGGTATTGTACGAGATGAGAGCGATCAGGTTGGGGGGTGGAACATGTATTGTATAGATTTTTTCAGGAAGTTCAAGAAGGACGGCAACTTTTGCGGGCTGGATAAATCCGAGGTATCGCGGCTTAACGCATACCTGGATATCGTTGAGCTGCTGATGAAACAGAAGATCCCGGAGGAGACGGTCTACACCCATCTCTCGGTCAAGGCAGCCCGCCCGCTGTTGTCAGCAAAAGGAGAGGAGCGCACAGAGGCCCTGAACTATGTCACCTCCCAGCTGAAAGAGGGGAAAAAGATCAGCGGTACGGATCTCCAGAGCACGATGAAAAGTTGGACTTGTCCAACTTCCGAGCCAGTTTCAAAGCCAGTTCAGGAAAAGAAACCCGAACAAGCGAAAACAGGAAAACCGCAGAAATCGGCCGGATTCCCCGACCACGTCCCCCCGGCAGCGGTTACGGTCCCGATCCCATCAGACCCGGCAAAGCCCCCGCAGCCGTCCCTTGCAGCTCAGCAGGCCGCGAAGGAGATGCACGTCGGGCACAGTTCAGATGTTACCGTAAGCCCGGTGATCATCAACGATACCCTGAGGCAGAGCCCGTTCAGGACCGGCGCGGAAGTCAAGGCGCATGATAAGGGCCCACTTGGTATTAATGCGCCACCGGTACCCCCGGCTGCAACACCGGCTCCCGTAATAAACCCAAAGGAGGAGATGGAGCGAAGGGCCCGGGCATTCATCGAACTCATATCAAGCCGGCTCCAGCTTGAGGCCACGGACCTTATGAGAAACCACCACTGGCAGGCAAAGGACGTTCTCTGCCTTGGTATCGATGCCATGGTCGAGAAGGAGGGGAAATGATGACCCCTCTATTTCCGAAGGAACACCCACAGACGAACACCCCCCACCCTTTTCCGGGTATGGAAACCCGGACAGGAACCAATCACGTAAAAACCGTTTCGCTGATTGAAACCGTTTTACAAAAAAACCGTGTTGTGAGTTATAACGCTAAAACTATATATACTTTATTATTGTGGGAAGTGGTTGGAAATGAAATTGAGCGATATGCAGGAATTGGAAGTTCCATTGGCGGAAAAGGGTGGGGGGTGTATCATGCCCGATAGACACCCATGCGCATGGTGCCAATATCCAAACGCGAAGCGCCAGGGCGGATTCAAGAAGCCCGATGGGACTCAGGGGTCGGAGTGGTTCTGTGATAAAGAGCATTTCGAGCTGTGGCTGAATTGGCAGGCGATGCTGTCACCCGTCCGGAAACAAACACGGATAACAAAGTTCACCAAAGGACCGGTGCAGGCATGATCCCCCTCGCAGGCACCCGGGGCTACCGCGCCCGGCACAACAAGAATCAGCGGGTCGAGGACGAACTCAAGAAGATGCAAGCCAAACTGCAGCGGGAGTTTACCGCAAAGGACCTCGCCAAGCGAACCAACCACTGCACAAACGGGATCGGAAACGTCCTGCGGTTCACCACTGGCGTCAGGTGCGAAGGAAAAGGGCTCTGGTGTTTCACCGGGGATCCAGTGCAGGTGCTGCCATGACCCCGCCGTTCATCCAGTACAAGATCCTCGCCGCCTGTCTCGTGGTGGTCTTCACCGCCGGGTATCTGGCATACCGCCGCATCCGCACGGGGCGGTGGCTATGAGCACCCTCACAATTTGCCCACAGGAAATTAGAATCGCGAACCACAAGGAGCAGACCGCGAAGTGGTGGCAGGACCCGGTCTACAGCGAGCTCTCGGACAACTTCCTGAAGAACAACAAGGAGTGCGAGTACTGCGGCAGGAAGTCAACCGTGGTCCACCACGACAACGCGAAGAGCTACCGCAGCCAGGAGGAATACTACAAGCCGGAGAACTTCACGGCCTGCTGTGCCCGGTGCCATCAGGAGTACCGGAAAGGCGACCGTGTGATCTGCCCGGTATGCCGGCAGCACTACATGAAACGCGATGCGGACAAGTGCCGGTGGTGCCGGGGGATGCCGTATACGGGCCGGAAATCCCGCCACCCGCCGAGACACCCCTGCGGTCACCGGGTCGGGCAGCAACGTTGCCAGCGGAACGGCAGGCTGTTCGTGTGCGGGACCTCATCGAGGAAAGCCCGGGACTGCGAGCACTTCGAGGAGCGGGTGAAGGCATCATGATCCGCATGAGGGCGGGCCCGAGGGTCAAGGCGTACGAGAAAACAGCGGTGGGCGGCATCACGTTCCACAGCAAGAAAGAGGCCCGGTATTATCAGGATCTGCTCATCCAGAAGCAGGCCGGCATCATCACCAAGATTGAATGCCAGCCGGTGTTTGAATTGCAGCCGGCATTCCGGAAATGCTGCGGGGCGATCCTCCTGGATACCCGGAAAGTCTGCATCTGCCCCCGGTGCGGGAAGAAAGTGCTGACAACCCGGGCGATCACCTACTCCGCAGACTTCCGCGTCACCTATGCAGACGGCCATGTTGAAATCGTTGATGTGAAGGGATACGAGACGCCTGAATTTAAGCGGACCCGCAAGATGTTCGAGTACCGCTACCCAGAGCTGACGCTGAAGCTCGCGAAGAAGGTGCGGGCATGAACTCAGTACTGCGAAATTACATCTGCACGGTCTGCGCCAACGACGACATAGGGCAGAACGTTTGCATCCTAACGTGCAGGATCCCTCCGGTTGGGTGCACGGCAGTCTCTACCGCTGGCGATCATGACCCTGACGACCCCCGGGCCTGCTGGATCCCGTTGAATGGGAAGGCGGGCAAGAAAAACCTGAAAGCAGCCCTGCCAGATGTCGTGCTGGAGCCGATGAAGCAGACGGTGCTGATCGAATTTGGGGACGACGAGCCCGTGACCCCGGAACCCCGCTCGGTAGAGCTGCACGCAGCCTGCCTTAACTGTGAGGCCCGGGCTCACTGCGAGACACACGACCCCAAAGCCGGGTGCGTGACAGTAGCGCTGGAGAAGCAGCCGGCACCGAAGAAACCGCGAACCCCGAAGAAATCCAAGAAACCCGTCGAAGAAAAGCAGGCAGCCGCGCAGGATCCCCATTGCTGCGATACCTGCATAGGAGGCTACAGCAACTCCGAAGCCATCACCATGGACTGCCCGGATTATCCGGATGTCAGCAACGGCACAATCGACCAGGAGCAGCTGAGGGCAACCACACGGAGGCTCGGCTGCACGTTCTGGGCAGCGCCGGGGACCCCGCCAAAGATTCCCAACTGGGCATGGTGTGTCGGGACCCGCAGCTGCAAGAGCCTCAGCTCGGTCGATGGCATCTGCACGAAGACGGGGCAGAAACTCAAGGAGATGACCTACTGCCCCACGCAGCACCTCATCGGGGAACAACCGGAGCCGAAGAAGAAAAGCGCGAGCAAGAAGTCGAAGAAACCACAGGAGGAAACCCAATCATGATGCGCATAGAGCAGAAGAAACTGGACACCTTCATCAGTGTCCTCCGGGCCCTGGTGCCGGAATGCAGGCTGATGATCACCGCCGATGGCTGGAACACCCAGGCAACCGACGCCGCCAACGTTGCCATGGTGGTTGCCACCCTGCCGAAGACCGCCTTTGAGGAGTATACGGAGAGCGGAAGGGACGAGGTCGGGATGGACGTGCAGAAATGGTCCGACATGCTCAAGGTCATGAAAGACCCGAAGAGCACCATCACCATTGACCGTAAGGACACCGGCAAGATCGGGATCTCGGATAGCGCGTACACATACACCCACGTGCCGCTCGACCCCAACACCGTCCGGAAGCGCCCGAACGTGCCGGGCATCAACCTGCCCGTGGTGGTCGTCATCAGCCCCGCGGAACTCGCGGAAGCGATCCGGGCGATGGCCGTGATTGGCGATAAGGTCCGGTTCACCGCAGGGAAAGACGGGCTGGAACTTGCGGCGGAAGGCGACACCGACAAGCTCAGGAAGGTGCTTACCGGCAAGGACGGCTCGAAGCTGCCCGATAAGCCGGTCTCCTCCCTGTTCTCGCTGGACTACCTCAAGGACATCAGCCGGGCCACCAAAGACGCCGGCAGCATCAGCGTGTGCGTGGGGGAGGACCACCCGATCCGGTTCGATTTCGAGATCGCCGGGATTACTGCCTCATACCTTGTGGCTCCGAGAATTGAGGAGGCGGGCAATTGATCGACTTCACCCCTTTCAATGTCTGGCAGATGCGGAACTGTGCCGGCTGTGCTGTGCCGGAACCCTGCGAGAGACGGGCATCCTATGTCAAGGTGTTCGAGGAGCAGGGCCCCGTTGCGCTGATCGACAACTGCCCGAAGAAGGTGCTGGTATGAACAAGACCGGAATCGAGTGGTGCGATTACACCTGGAACCCGGTCACCGGATGCCTTCACGGGTGCCCGTATTGCTACGCCCGGAAGATTGCGGAGCGGTTCAAGGGCAGCAAGGCATGGCCGCAGGGGTTCGAGCCGATGCTCCACCAAGACCGGCTGGATGCCCCCCGTCACGTTGGGAGGCGGTACTACAACCCCATGCCGAAAGGGTCCACTATCTTTGTATGCAGCATGGCAGACCTGTTCGGGGACTGGGTGCCGGCCCGGTGGATATGGGATGTATTCGAGGCGATGGATACCACCCCACGGCACACCTATATCATGCTCACGAAGAACCCCGTAAGGATGGCCACGTTTGCACCAGAGCGGGGCGATCAACCCCGGGGAATAAAAGAAAACTGGTGGTTCGGGGCATCGGTCACATGCCGGGAAGATACGCGCCGGATTGACAACCTGCAAAACCGGATGATGGGAAGTAACCGCTTCATCTCCTTCGAACCCCTCCTCTCTGACCCCGGCCCGCTGGACCTGACTGGCATCAAGCAGGTGATCATCGGAGCGCAGACCCACCCCGATCAACATGTCGGGCTGGAATGGGTCCTGAAAATTGGCGAAGCGGCGGATAGGGCAGGTGCGAAAGTGTTCATGAAGGACAGCCTTGCTGGGCGATGGCCCGACCGCGGCGAATTGAGGCGGGAACTCTGCTGGAGCGTGCACAAATGAGGCATCTCCCGACCGGCTGCCCGAACAGCATCCCGGACCCGATAAAGCGGCTGCAGGCGCTGGTCAACGCCAGGGCCAGTCTTCGCTCCCGCATCCTCCAAGCCGAGGACGAGATCGGGATCATCGACGACGAGATTGCCAAATGCAGCGAGAGCGTCAAAGAGGCCAGGGCGGTGGAAGATTGGGGCTGATCTGCATGGGGTGCGGGCGGGAGTATGCCCGCGACCTCGAGGCCCCGGCAACATGGCGGGAAAAATACCCCAACCTTAAAGGGCGTTGCCCTGCGTGCGTGTTTGCGAAGCTGAACGAGATCATGATGGAGGAAGGATGAACACTGAACGGAAAATAAAATGGATTCTGATTATCGTCTGGGCAGTAGCTGCGATCACGTTTTTGATCAGTCTTGCACAGATCGCCACCGCTGCAGATTCCGGTTACGTGATCTTCTATGCCCGGGGGGTGACGGTGCAGGACCCGTACATCTACGTTTCCAACGACGACAAGGTTTTTGCCAACCTGTCATGGCTCCCGGACCACAGTGAAACGGTGCCCGATCTCGTGCTGGATAATCCCGGAATGCTGCTCATCAGGCTCCAGCCGGACGGGTTCAGCGACACGCTCCACATGGCTGCGGGGAACTACACGGCATACATGCGGCAATCGAACGCAGACCAGCCGGAGGAACAGAGGTTTGTTATAGGTGAAGGCATATCGCGGGTAGTGTTCCTCGGAGCGGCGTATGCATCGGGGGATGAAGGGTGCTGTGCCTGCCATAACGTCACGGTGACAGACGTACCCGGCCATACTATCCACCACGATGCGGTAACCCACATCATCGCCCATCCGCCCGGGATAGAGGTGGTTGTCGTGGTGGATAGTCCGGCATGGACTGAAACGATATTCCATCCGGCAGTTGTTCGGCAGGAGTGCCACCCGGAAGTCAACATCACGCAGAAACAGATGTGGTATTATACCCACTCGAAAGGCTGGGAGATTACTACCCATTGGCGAAATGGGGTATGTCCGGTATTCGAAACGATATTTCCGCGTAGATGTCAGGAGAGGATAGTTGTGATAGAAAAAGCGTATTGCGACAGTATTGTTGAGCAGGAAGGATACACCGAAACTATCCATCACCCGGAAGTCAACCATACCGAAACCCGGCCTGTTGGCGAACCGTGGTATGAGATTGTGGTAGATGCCCCGGCATGGGATGAGCAGGTGGGAGCGGTATCGCATGAAGAACGGATCTGCGGACAGAAGTTAGTATGTCCATGTGGATGTGTGAGGTCAAAATGATGGATATTGGCGTTGAATCAGCAATTTGTATCTGGGACTACCAGCATCTCCCACAACCGATTAAGGATTTCATGAAGCAAGAAGCGATATCGGTCGATGATGCTGATTGGTTCGCTTTGAAACCCGCGATCTACCAAGACGACTATATTCCTTGGTTGGAAGAACCGCAGTTTGGGTGTTGTCTCGTGCAAGAGCACCCCATTGGAACTATTGGCTATACTCTGATTGTGGGGTATCATTCATGAAGCAGCGGCAGGTATGCCCGTGCGGGTGCGTGAGAGGTGAGCGGAGATGAAATTTTATCCTAAAGAAGAGGAATTCCCGGACTATATCTTGTGCCCTCTTTGCATTCACTCCAAAGAATGCTATGAAATGGGACACAATGATTGTAGAACACTCTTGGCAATGTGTGACGACATGGGGAATGCCCCATGACATTATCAGTACCAATTTTGAACCGACTATCATGTGAATATAAAAAAGTTATTGGGAAGGAACAGATTTGCTTTTATCCCGGTTGTGGAAATCTTGCCGGGAAACTCGTTTGCCCAAACCCAAACTGTCCTTATAAAGATGACGAGGGTATCCCATGACTGACCGCCAGCGCAACATCACCACCGACGCTAACAGATGCTATCACTGCGAAAAGTGTATCTCGATACAACCGCTTTTTGCGATAACCTGCGGCATGTCCTGCGATGAATGCCAGTGTGATCATTGCACTTCCGCTGGAGGTGCCCCATGACTAACCGCAAGCGCAACATCACGCCGGGCAAGGGTGATATTTACACGTGGTTGGATTGCCAAGATCGCGAGGAATGGAACCACAAACGATACTGCCACGCCTCGTGTGTCTATCGCGTGTCCATATTCTGCGTAGATGATCCAACAAACCCGAAGCAACCGTGTTATAGAGGGTATGCCCGATGACCAGCCATGAACCAACCCAGAAGGGTATCCCACGGTATATCATCACGGAACCCCAACTGGCAGCGATTGAGATGGTTTTGAAAGAGTCAGGGATTAACATCAAGAGAAACCGTCTGTTATCGGAGATACGGGCGAACACGTATCCCCCCGGAGAAGCGGTATACTGTGATCTTATCAGGGACACCGAGTTGTGCCCGGAGGGGTTCCGATGACCAGCAGCAAGCAGCCGCACCCGCAGAGGTGCGAAACGTGCCGTCATTATCAAACCCGCTTTGAATGTGGGAATAAGAAAATCTGCACCCTAATCAAAGAGAAAGTCCCGAGTTCATACCAGATCGGAATACCATTCTATATTGATATTGTTGGTTGTGCCAGCCACAGCAGCGCGACGGAACCGGACCTGCTCTGTGATGACTGCAACATTCTGGAATTGGAAGAGAAATTGATGAATCTGGAACAGGAACTCAAGGAGTTACGGTGCCCGCAATGATCAATCTCTCCAATTTCTCACAGCCAGATCCCGCCCGCGAGGAGAGCATGCCTGTCGGCCCGGTCCCCATCCGGAACTACCCCCTCGTGTGTCAGCTCGTGAAGGAGGCATTCAGCAAGGACCCGGAACGGACCGTGCTCCTCCTCACCAGCAACGGAAGCATGGACAAGCCAGCAACGGAATGGAAGTTACGGCGGGTGGTGGCGTGACTGAAAACCAAGCCGTCACGTACGGATTCACCCGTAAACAGGATTGGGTCCACGCCTTCCACAAGAACCCGCGAACTCATGCCGATCAGTGCATCCACCGCACCGGCCCGAACGGTGCGCACGGTTATCTTTTCATCCCGAAACCAGATTGGGATCCGGCCCACCCGATGACCTGCCCGGACTGCCTGAAGCAGTTGGAAAATGAGAGGAAAATAGAAGAGATGGCGCGAACAAAAGGGAAAGCAGCGAAGGTGTGACGATGATCGACCCAAAAACACTCAAAGAATTTTTAGAATTCATGAAGGGGAAAGACATTGAGCTCCGAGAGGAGGGAGATGATTATATCGGGGATGAGGAAATCTATATCTCTACTTATGACCCCCTCACAGAATGCCGGCTTGATGAATTGATCGCAGAGTTCAACGAAAAGAAGGTGCGATCATGATTATTGGAGATCCGTTCGATGGAAGAAGGGTGATTTCTGTTAAGGTAATGAGAGAACTTCTCTCATCATTACCAGATACCGATTATCTGTGTGCTCAGGGTGCCGGAGAAATAGGCAATATTGGAATATACCGAAAACCAGAGGACAGCCTCATTTATGCGGCTATCGATATAAAGCACGAATTTATCGATTATTATGAGTGAACCTAAACGATAAAAACCAACTCTTTTGAAGATCTGAAAAGCGTCGGCGATTCCATGATCAGATGCGGGGGAGAATACTGTCCATAACCCCCCCAACCATTAGAATCCTCATTTTCTAATCTTATATCATCACCGGTCTGCCATCCTCTTTTATAAAAACTCCTGCCCATTGCGCAGGAGGTTGTGTACACAATGGCTTCACCACAGATCGCAATTCCAGTAGGGCTTTTCAAAAGCGGAAAGTCCGGCGCTGGCGGGCAGGAACAACCGCTTGACAGGATCCGGCGGGACATCTTCCAGCTCACCAACATGAAATACGGGCTCCAGATGACCGGGGAATACAAAGGCCTCGATCCAAAGTCGATCATCATCGACATCGAGTACGACGGGTACAAGATGGAGGACCCGCAGAGCGCCCGGCCCATGTCATTCGTCACTGATGACCCGAAGCAGACCGACCGCGGGACCTGGTATGGCACCTTCAAGGCCCCGAACGCGGGAGAGAAATATTCCACAGTTGGCCGGCACAAGGTCAGGATCAATGTCGCCCCAAGGCAGGCCCCGCTTACGCAGATGCACATGACCGTTGTGGTCCCGAAAGACGGGGCAACCAAGACGGTCACCACCACTATCACGACCAGGAAGCCGGTCTATGGCACCGGCTGCAATGGTCAGCCAATCATCATCAGCTATGAGGACGTTTTCGAGACCTCCTCAATGGAAGTGCCAGCAGAGACCGAAATCACCTACGAGGGATACTCGGTCAAGCAGGTCCTCGGTCCCCGCGATTTCTCACCAGAGGCCGGGGGAGTGACCAAGGAGTTCGAGTTCGAGATCTTCCCATCGAACCTCCCGCCATACGACCTCCCGACCGGGGACTGAGGCAACCATGGCGCTCTACCAACCCAGGAACGTCACAACGGTTGAAGCCTATCCGATGACCAACGGCGATTACGTCATCATCCAGGGTGGTTCAGCAATCCCGACACCCAAAGCAGAGTTCGAGGCGAAATACGTCCCTTTTGTCCGGACGGGGTGACCGCATGCGCCCCGATCCCCTCAACTGCAGTACCGGCACCGGTTACGACGTTCTCGACAAAGCCAGAAACCTATACGCTCGTCTCCTCCTCTGGCTCCGGGGGTGGCTCCGTGGTTGACCCGGTCTGGGTGGAGAAATACCCGTATCTCTATGGCCCGAACGCCAAAGACCCCGATGAAGGGCAGGGGGATATCGAATGCAACGACGAGATCTCCAAGATCCTGATCAAGTTCACCGGTATCGGCGGTACGTTCTCCACATGGTCAGAACGGCACGCCTTCATATTCGCAGCACAGATCGGGTATCTCCATGTCAAATCGTCGGCAGATGTGCCGCCCGTCCCGTCGTTCTACCTGAAAGAGGCCCATTATTGGAACACCGGGATCATCATGGGCCGGGCAGCGGCTAAGCTTGAGGAAAAGGCAGCACAGATTGACTGGAAAGCCATCATAGCTGCCGCAGCTGCCGGCGGTTTTGGTGTCCAGGCACTTCTGAAATATATTTTCCCGCTGTTGGGGGTCTGACGATGTCCCTCATATCTTTCCTGCGACCCCGCCTGCCACGCTCACCTTGTGGCACCTGCCGGTACAGGCAGCGGACCCTTGACCCGTTCGGGTGTTTCAAAGAATGCAGCACGACCGACATCTATGGGCGCTTCGAACGGTGGGTCTACGGCTGTGCCAGATACATTCCCGAAGACGATTAAACCCCCATGGCCCCACAACCGAAACTCGGAAAGAAAGAGGCAAAGAAGGACAACCGCAACTTCAGGATGGCCGCGTTGCTCAAGACAGCAACCGCCCCAGACTCCTATAATTTCGATGCCAGCAACCAGGGGAACGTGGACGTGCAGGCTCTGGATGCGATGCTGGAGAAAGTCAACCCCGTCGCGGGGTGTATCGCCAAATGATTACCCGGGGCAGCGTCCGGTACCCGTCTGGAGAGGCTATCCGGTACGGTTCGCGGAGCTCTTCACTGCTGCGTGGCTCGACACCACCCTGCCCCCTTCCCCTGCAGACCAGCGGCAACATCCATCCACCTTTGCTGCTGCCTGCGGGGATCACTCCAATGCCCGTATGCTACCGCAGAGGCTCACTGCAGTCCTCTGCCGGGCAATCACCCCGCCAGATGAGATTGGGCCTCCCAATACATGCGAAAACCTTCTTGCAACCACATACCAGAAATCCAGGTACGTTCTTCACGCACTATCTCTTCAAGGCTCATTCCTGTAAATCCCAGAGATAATCGACCCATAAAAATATTGCCCTCTTGAGGCGGGGGCCCGCAAGGGACAGAAACGTAGCAGAATGTAGAAAAACGCCGCTGAAGCCGGTTCACATCCGGCCCCCGGAATCCATGCCCAACAAAAAACTGAAACTTATATCCATCTGCCTGATCCTGGCAGCATCCCTCTGTTGCTCTATCGCAGCAGCGGACAATGACAGCGCCCTGAAACCCGCAACGTATGATTTCTCCTGCACCCCGACATCAGCCGTGCTTGGTCAATCCATCACCTGCACTGATCTCACATCAGCACCGGCCACCGGCTGGACGTGGTATTGGGGGGATAATACCGCCAACTACTCTGTCGGAAGAAGCATCGAGCACACTTTCACAGCGCCCGGCAAATATTACGTGATCCTCCGGGTTGCATCGCCAACAAACCTGACCGTAATCCGGAAGATGGGGTATATCACGATCACCGCACCGGTCCCGACCCAGGTCCCGCTCCCCATCCCCACCGAGATCCCCGTGCTCTACAACATCGAGCTGGTGCAGTATATCGGGGACCTGATCGTTGCCAACAATTCTTTCCTCAGCTCGCAGCGCCCCGAATATTACACCCTGATGAGCGAGGAGGCGAACGGCACCGAGATCCACCGGGCACCGCTTGAACAGAACGCCACCCGGTACGAGATCCGCGTGAGTATCGTCGAACTGGTGGATAACGTCTGATGTCGGAACCCTGCGAGCTTCAGGTCAGACAAGAGGTATGCGGCACCAGCGTCCGGACAAGCGCAGGCGTGCCGGTCCTGATGCACGTCCGGTATACCTGCAGCACGTTCTATTGCCCGCATCCCGGCAGACAATGCGGGGTCCGGCAGCAGGTAGGGGGGGCGTAATCCATGGCCGCATTCACAGAACCCGGCCTGCTGGTAGGGTTGCGCCCGGTCTCATCCGGCATGATAGTCCGGTTCTGCGCGGAACAATCCGACATCTCGGTTGTGAGGGTGGACCCGTTCATATCCTATGTGCAGCTGGGGGAGCTGGTGGTCGGAATCATCGATCCAACGTGCCCGGCGGGATTCATGAAGGTGATCTGAATTGGATTTCAAAAAAGCATTTATCAGCGAATTAAAACCCGCAAGATACAACCCGAGGAAAGACCTGCAACCATCCGATCCGGAATACCAGCGGATAAAGAAAAGCATTGAGGAGTTCGGGTATGTCGATCCGATCATAGTCAATGCAGATTATACCGTGATAGGCGGGCACCAGCGGTTAAAGGTCTTAAAAGAGCTGGGGCAGGCTCAGATTGATGTTGTGGTCGTGGATATCCCGAAAGATAAAGAGAAGGCGCTGAACGTCGCTTTAAACAAAATCAGCGGAGAATGGGATACCCAACGATTAACGGAACTATTGGGGGAAATCAAAGCAGACGGGCTGCTGGAACTGACGGGGTTCGATGAAAAGGAGTTCGACCAGATGCTGCGGGAACTCCATAAGGATGACGAGCCGCAGGACAGCGAACCGCAGATATCCAGAGCTGAGGAATTAAGGAAGGAATGGGGCACGGAACTCGGGCAGATGTGGCAATGCGGCGATCACCGGGTACTCTGCGGGGATTGCACCGATCCGGCGGTTGTCAAGCGGCTGATGCAGGGGGAGAAGGCGGATATGGTGTTCACCGATCCGCCGTATGGTGTCGATTACGTTGGCAAGACCAAGGATGCCCTGAAGATCAAGAACGATAAAACGACAGAGGTTTTCGGGGTTTGTTGGGGCACCGTGGCCGAGTTTATCAAGGGGGGGGGGAGCGCAGTATGTTTGCTGCCCGCCGGGCAGCAAACAGCGGGAGTTCATGGAGATGTTTGAAGTGCAGTCCTTCCTCTCCCAAGTCCTCATCTGGGTCAAGAATAGCATGGTTCTTGGTCACGGGGATTATCATTACCAGCACGAGCCGATCCTCTACGGGTGGAAGAAAGGCGCAAATCACATCTTTTACGGAGACCGGAAGCAGGTCTCGACGTGGTTTGTAAATCGTCCGACTGCATCAAAAGACCATCCTACAATGAAACCCGTGGATGTTCCGATCATCGCTATTAAGAACTCCTCAAAGACGGACGATATCGTTCTCGATCCCTTCCTCGGCAGCGGCACGACCATGATCGCATGTGAGAATCTGGGAAGGAAGTGCCGGGGCATGGAGATCGATCCGGGCTATGTAGCGGTAATCTTGCAGCGGTATAAGGACACGTTTCCCGGCAAGGAGATCCGGCTGATAGAATGACCAAGAAGAAACCGGCAGCGGAACTCAAGAAGCGAGGCCGCAAGAAAATCACCATCGATTACGAAAAAGCGGAGAAATTGGCAACCATAATGTGCACCCAATCGGAAATAGCGTCCGTTCTGGGCGTTTCGGTTGCGCTGCTGGAACACGATCCCGAATTTCTACGGATTCATAAAAAAGGAATGGAGCATGGGCGGGCCTCTGTCCGTCGTATGCAGTTCACCGCAGCTAATTCGGGAAACGTCACCATGCAGATATGGCTCGGGAAACAGTACCTCGGGCAGCGGGATAAGCAGGAACTCACCGGGGCAGACAATACCCCCCTGATACCGGCGCGTGAAATGAGCGATGAAGAGATCGAACGGAAAGCGAGAGCGATACTTGACAGACGCGGAAAGTGAGATCCTTACTGAATACGCCACCCGGTGGTCCTTCCTAGCTCATGCTGGGCAGATCCCCCCGGATAATGCCGCGTGGTTCTGTTACCTCATGCGGTCAGGCCGTGGCGGAGGGAAGACCCGGGCCGGTGCAGAATGGGTATTGCAGCGGGTACGGAAAGGATACCGATCCATTGCCCTTATCGGGGCAAAGGCGTCTGATGTGCGCGACATCATGATCGAGCTGGGGGATTCTTCGATCATGAAGGTTGCCCGCCCGGAGGAAAGGCCGGAGTATGAACCCTCGAAGCGCCGGCTCACGTTCCCCAACGGTGCCGTGGCTGTTGCGTTCAGCGGTGAGGAACCCGATCAGCTCCGAGGACCACAGCACGATACCGCCTGGGTGGACGAGCTGGCGAAGTTCAAATACCCGCAGGAAACGTGGGATAACCTCATGATGGGGCTACGTCTGGGAGAGAATCCGCAGGTATTCATCACCACCACCCCGCGACCCATCCCGATTATTAAAGAACTCCTGAAGAGCCCGGACACCATTGATGTCCGTTTCTCCACCTACGATAATGCGGAGAACCTTTCCCCTAAATTCCTCGCCAAAATCAAGGAGAAATACGAGGGAACGCGGTTAGGGCGGCAGGAACTTTATGGGGAAATCCTGGACGATAACCCCGGCGCCCTGTTCCACCGCAATGTGATCGACAACCTCCGGCACACCGGCAAACTCCCCCAGCTTATCCGGGTGCTCACCGGAGTAGACCCGGCAGTATCAAGCGGGGAAGAGTCAGCCGAAACGGGCATCATCGCGGCAGGAGTGGACGCTGCCGGCCACTATTACGTGCTGGCGGATGCCTCCCTGCACGGTTCCCCGCTGGAATGGGCGCGGGCGGTCGTGAGGACACATCACGAACGGCAGGGGGATAGGGTGATCGGCGAGACGAACAACGGCGGGGAACTGGTCGAGGCCAACCTTCGCAGGGTGGACCCGTCCATCCCCTACAAAGCCGTCCATGCATCGAGGGGCAAGGCGATCCGGGCGGAACCCATCGCGGCACTATACGAGCAGGGCAAGGTTCACCATGTCGGCGCATTCCCGCAGCTCGAAGATCAAATGTGCGAGTGGGTGCCCGGCGACCCGAACCAGAAAAGCCCCGACCGCATGGACGCCCTGGTCTGGGCGCTTACGGAGCTGTCCGGGCAGACCGGCGGCCACATCTGGGCGCGCGGAAAGAAAATAGGAGCATCATGAAACGAAAGCAAGGAGTAATCCGGCGGGCGTTGAGCCTGCTCGAAGGCCCGGTCGAAGGAGTACAGACATGGGCGAAAGCATGGAATATGAAAACCGGGCTGGACCTCACGCAGGACCCCACTCGTAACTTCCGGGCAATGCGGAACCTGCGGAACATCTACCTGCAAGGTTCATATATCGCGGAAGGCGTAGACCTGTTCCCGCTGTATGCCATCGGCAACGGGTATGAGCTAGAGATTGACGAGGAACTGGGAGATGGTGAGAAAGCCAAAATAGAGGTGCAGGCGTTCCTCGACCGCATTAACTTCTACGATATTATGTGGCAACTCATGGTCGATGCCGAGACCGTAAGGGATGGTATTGCAGAGATCGTGATGGGCCGGGGCTCGCTCGGCCAGGTTCCGGTGAACGTGGTGCCTCGTCCGGCGGAGTGTTTCGAGTTCGACACCGACCAGAAAGGCAGGATACTCAGCTACACGCAGGTATATGATAACCGGGGCAACAGTATCACGAAGATCACACTGAATCCGGAACAGGTGCTCCATTACCAGTTCCTTTCCCGCACAGATTCCCCGTATGGTATCAGCATCGTGGAACGGGTGGTGCACGACATCAAGAGGGACACCAAGGTCACGGAAGCCATCACCGCGGGCATCTGCCTGCATGGCACCCCAAAGTGGCACATCAAGGCCAACAGCACAACCCCCGACGCCCCGCAGATGAGCACCGCCGAGCGGGACACGCTGGAAACCGAGTTCAAGGACTTCAACGCCAAAGACCAGTTCCTGACGGAAGGCGATGTGCAGGTAGTTGCCCTGGATACTGCGGGCGTGCAAAACGTCCAGATGTATTCCGACGTTACCCTCACCCGCGTGGTTGCCGGTATGGGGATTCCCGGGGAACTGCTCGGGCTCCGGCAGGGAACCACTGATGCAACCGCCGTCACCCGCGTTGGCGCCTTTTTCAAGAAGATCAAGAGCTGCCAGCGGGATATTGAGCAGCTTTGGAATACGCAGATCATCGACAAGATAACGGGTGTCCCCGGGCTGGTCAAGCTGAAACTCTCGGACACCGACCCGCAGGACTTCGCAAAGATGGCAGCCGCTATTGCGCAATTGCGTACCGGCAGCGATCCGGATGCCGTATGCCCGGCGGATTGGTGCCGGGAGCAGTTAGGTGTTCCCGCAGACGAGCGCACCCCGGAAGAGAAACCCAAAAAGCAGGAGTTCCCGGCAGGGTTAAACGAATGGGCCTCACTGAAAGGCCGCGTGGAGCAGATGCCCGGGGGGAGAATCGAGCAGGAACAGGAAGACGCTGCGCTGAACGAGCTGGCAGCCGCCGCCCACGAGCTCGCGGAAGCTGCCCGGGGGGCACAGCATGGATCATAACAAATGTATCGACGTGATCTACGAAACGGAAGAGCTGGGAGCGCAAGCATACCGGCACAGTGGCGTGAAGGCCATTGAATTTCTGAATGGAATCGGTCTTAAACAGCGGGTCACTCTAGAGGTGATAAAACAGATAACGCACCTCCCGAGCCACTTTACCGATCAGTTCGTGAAAGACCCGTGGAAACACCGATCCTCCGGTATGCGGTGCGCCTCATGTATGTGGTGCGTTGAAAAGCAGGTTCCCGAAGGCAGCAAGCGGATCGGGAGATGTCGCCGCCATGCCCCAACGATGAGCGGGTATCCTGTCATTTTCATGGATGATTGGTGCGGGGATCATAAGCTGGACGAGACCAAAACATGAAATCCCCAAACCTCACCCGGGCGATCAACCGATTCACCGCCGCCGCGATAGGGCTGCAGAAGACCCGGGAGAAAGAGCAGATCGCCCGGGCTCACCTGCTGGATCTCGAACGGGTGTTCGAGGACCAGTATCATCTCCTGATGTTCCGGTTCCAGTTCATGCAGGAGTATTTCGACAAGGAACCCGTGCGGCTGATGGAGGCGAAGCGCCCCGTTAACCCCGACGCTCTGAAACGGTGGGATGATATCTGGAAGGATGTCGAGATCAAGACAACGAAACCCCTCCAGGATGTCGTTAAAAACATCGAATCAGAAGCAATGGTGAAAGGCGCCGACCAACTGAAAACCCAGATGCGGTTTGACGCAAAAGGCACGTTCAGCCTCACGAACCCCCGGGCGGTCGCATGGATGCGGAAGAATGGCGGCAGCGTCGAACTGATAGCCGGGATTCAAAAGACCACGGCGGACAGTCTGAAACGGGTTATCACAACCGGGCTGGATGAAGGATGGTCCTACAACCAGACCGCCAAGGAGATCCGGAAGCTGTTCGACGGCCCGATTACCACAAAACGGGCGCGACTCATCGCGGTCACGGAATCGGCCCGTGCGTATGAAGCGGGATCGCGTGCCTTTGCTGATACCCTGAAAGACGACGGCATCACTATGGAAAAGATGTGGATGACTTCCCACGATGACCGCGTATCTGATGGTTGTGCAGGAAACGAGGCGGACGGTTGGATACCCATAGACGAACCGCACACCAGCGGCGACCAGGAACCCCCGAGGTTCCCCGGGTGCCGGTGCTATGAGGCATACCGGGAGGTTAGAACATGATTACAAAAATTGGCGTGGGGGCGTCGCTCCCTGTGGAGATTGTTAAGAGGATAGATAAGATCCGGGGGGAAGTACCGAGATCAAAAATACTGCGGGATCTTATTGAACGTGGTCTCAAAGTATCTGAAGAAATAGTCCTCACTTATCCTGCAACGAATGAAAGCACACCTGAGCACCCTGCGGTCGGGATACTTGACCGCAACGCCGGTGTGGTATTCCTCGGGGATACCACGTTCCTCGAAGAATGTGCCCAAATCCAAATTCCCGAAAGTCTGGTCGGAGCCCCCGATCAGGCGTTGGTATTCGTCACCCCCGCCGGTCTTCTAGCATGGGAATACAAGGGCAAGCTGGTAACGAGGTTCGATCATATCAATGATTAAGAAAGCATACCGGGAGGCAAGGGCATGATGGGCGAGAACTTCGACGAAAAGATCACCCTCTATATCATCGCCTATAATGAAGAGGAAACCATAGGCCGGTGCATCTCGTCGTTTAGCGGCGCCTGTGATGACGTGGTGGTGATCCTCGATGACCGCACAACCGACAGGACGGAACAGATCGCGTGGGATCTCGAGGCACGTATTTATCATTTTCACTGGATCGACGATTTCAGCGCCGCCCGGAACTATGCCCTCGACCGATGCCTGTTCCCGTGGAGGATGTTTGCGGATGCTGACGACGTGCTGGATCCGGGCTCCGTGGAGCTCGTAAGGCAGGCTGTCAAGTATGCCAATGAGAACGGCATCGATTCAATCATCGCACATTATTACACATCAGAAACCGGCGGGATACCCCTCACCGACAACGCAATGGCCCGGCTCACCCGGACCGGCACGATGAGGTGGGAAGGAAAGATCCACGAGTGCCAGAACTACGACCGGACCAAGACGATGATCTCAAACATTGAAGTCTGGCACCGGAAACCCTACAGCCGGAACAACAACCAGCGGAACATTGGCACCCTGGAGAAAGCGATCCCGGACTGCAACCCGGAGGAGCTACCCCGGTACACCTTCTATTACGCCCGGGAGTTGATGTTCGGCGGGAGGTATCGTGAGGCCATCGAATGGTTCGACCAATACCTGCCAATGTCCACATGGGACGCCGAGAAACACCGGGCAATGTGCGATAAGGCCGAGTGCTATTACATGCTCGGCGAGAAGGCGGAGGCGGATCACGTCCTGCGAGAGGCCATCGCATACCGCCCGCAATGGCCAGATCCTTACGTGAAACGGGGGATTATCGCCCATGAACTCGGAAGGCACGATGATTGCCTATCCCTTTTTGCGCAGGCACAGGAACGGATGGAGAACGTCCACCCGTTATTTTCACAGGGCGGGATATTGCCTAAACTCATGGAAATCTACACAGACGGGAAGGTGATCAAGGTATGATGCACCCGGAACTCTGCGCCAGCTGTAGGGGGAAATGTTGTATCAGCCCCCGCATGACTACCGCCGAATGTCTCAAAGTGATAGATGCCATCGGGCAGGAGAAGGCCAAGGCAAGCCAACCCACCCAGATTAAAGGCTCGTGGAAGTTCAGCACCGCCACCTGCCCCGCCCTGACACCCTCAGGCTGCATCATGCCGTATGAAGACCGGCCCGAAGTGTGCCGGATATACCCGCTGGTCAAACTCGACGGGGCGCTGTTCCTGGACATACAGACGTGCCCGCATTGGCAGGCGTTCGGAGAAGATATCCAGCAGGTGGAAAGGGAGATCGAACATGTCAACTAGTAAGAAACCCACACCCAAGAAGCAGGAACCGCCCGCAGACAAACCGCAGGAGAACACGGAGGCGCCGATGGCAGCACCCGAGCCAACGATTGAGGACAGGACAGCGGCGCTGGAACTGGCAAGTATCGAACTCGACCGGCGGCTGGCACAGATCGAACGGAACTGCAAGGCAAGCCACGGGATGCGATGACCAGCGGCAAACCTCTTTTAGCCCTTGAGCGGGCATATATCGCGGTCACCGGCTGCCGGTTGTCTCATTCTGTGATTGCCACCCACCTCACTTTTCTTTATCACGTTCCCCGTACCCGGAAGGGCGTGATAGATTACCGTCACCGGATCAGGGTTGGATAAACCAAACTATACCCTATATCCCGTATATTTCTCCAATCATTTCCCGTTTCCGAGTGAAACGGAGGAACTATTATGACAGATGTTGGCGACTATCACGATGCAATTGCGGTCCCTATCCCTGCCGGGGAAACGGGACTTTCCGGAGAAGTTGAGATAAGACGATTCAGCCTTTTCGCGGTGAGCGTTCCCGCCGGATGGATTACAGCGACAGCAATCACATTCCAGGCATCACCGACCAGCGGCGGCACGTTCCTGAACGTCTACGACGATGCCGGGAATGAGGTATCGGTGACGGTAGCAGCATCCCATGCAGTATCGCTGGATTCCGTTGCCCTGAAACTTGCACCCTTCCGGTACATCAAGATCCGGTCGGGAACCGCCGCATCACCCGTTAACCAGACCAACGGCCCGACACTCACCCTGATTGCCAAGGGCTGATCGGCGTGATGAAGAAAGTATTATTCGCGTCCGGGGCAGGCGGTGGTAACGGTGTCCCTGTCCGCAACGGTCTGGTAGCCGAATACAAGTTCGATGAGTGCCGGAACCTGCTCAAATACAGCCAGCAGTTCGATAATGCGGTATGGACGAAAACAAGATCAACCGTTACCCCGAATAGTATTGCCGCGCCTGATGGTACGATGACCGCGGATACACTTATTGAGAGCAACGACGCCGCGACATCTCATTACGTTGGTCAAACAGCAGCCTCTCTCTTTAACGGGAAAATAGTTACATACTCCGTTTATGCTAAAGCAGGAAACCGAAGTTACGTTAGATTGTCAACACCCAGCGGAAAGTATTGTCAATTCGATTTAGTAAATGGTGTCGCCGGTGTTGATATTTCTGGTTGTACTCCTTCTATTGTGTCTGTTGGTAACGGATGGTACAGATGCAGCATCACCGCCATCACAGAGGGAGAAGCATCCGGTTTAAATATCATGCTCACAACGGGGCTTGCAGGCGATTCACGTAATTTTAACGGTGACCCTGTAACATATCCAGTAGGAATTTATATTTGGGGTGCTCAATTTGAGGTCAATCCCAAAACTACCGTCTATGTTCCTACAACAGATAAACAAACCCTGATGGATTACAGCAAGCCGAGAAAGAACCTGCTGTTACCGAATCAGGCAAATGCTTGTGAGGATAACGTAGCAACATGGTTTACGAAGGTTACTGCCGGGGATGCCGTTACCGCATCAACCACGCAGAACTGGCAGGGAACCTATTCAGCCAAAGCGGTCTGTGCGAATGCTGCTGCATCTGAAGGTCTTAAAACCACCGATATCATCTACGGTCTGAAGCCATCAACCACCTACACAGCAAGTGCTTATGTTTACG